CGATAACCGGTTTGGTCGGTAGTTCTGCTGTTGCCGCTCTCAACTCGACCGATATCGCATACGTTGATGCTCAAAATGATCAACTCCGAACCTACCGGTTCAACGGATCCACATGGTCAATTGTCGGGTCGGGTTTAACGATAGGTGGTGTCGGCGGTGTCGCGATCACTACACTCAATTCAACCGATATAGCATTGATAGACACCGGTAACGACCAGTTACGAACATATCGATTCAACGGGTCAACATGGTCGATTGTCGGATCAGGTTTAGCAATCGGGGCAATAGTAAACACCCCGTCAATCGCGGCTCTTAATGGAACAGATGTTGCATTACTCGATGATGTGTCAGACTCCCTTAGAACCTATCGATTCAACGGATCAACGTGGAGTCAAATAGGATCGCCGTTATCATTTGGGGTTGTTTCCACCAGCTCCATGACTGCATTCAACTCGACAGATATCGCAATTGTAGATTTCACCGATGGCGTCATGGGGGTGTACCGTTGGGATGGGTCGACGTGGTCGCCACTCGGATCTGATTTGACAATCGTTGGAATGGGTAACTTCTCATCCGTTTGTAATTTGACCGGATCTGATTTAGCATATATCGATAGCGGGAACGACGAACTCCGAACATACAGATGGGTAATTTAAAGAGGATCGAACCATGGCAAACATTACCAACGTGATTAATGTAACCCTTCTGCCGGAAGGCGTTGCCGCCGCCCGCGACAATATGAATGTGTGCGCGGTCATGACCAGTCAACAGACCGGCCCGCTTTCCACGGCGAACCGTTATGAACTTTACCGGGACGCCGATTCAGTAGCTACTGATTTTGGTACTGATTCCGACATCTACGCACATGCCGCCGCCTTCTTTGGTACTACACCCAACCCGATCAATGCGGGCGGTGTGTTCGTGGCCGGGTACTGGCGCGGTGCGTCTGAAACCGTCGCAGCTACCGCCGCCGAGTTGACCGGTGCGCAGCTTGTCGAAGTGACAGCCATCGATCAGCTACAGGCGATCAGCGACGGTAGTATGGTGATCAGTGTGGACGGCGCGCCTGTTATTGTGACCGGGCTGGATTTCCGCACCGTAACAAGCCTCGATGATGTTGTCACCATGCTTGATGATGTTGCGACCGGCATCGTCGGTGCAACCGTCACACGTAGTACGGATGATCGGATCGTCGTTACCAGCAACACCACGGGGGCGACCAGCCTGATCACTGTGGCAAGTGCACACAGTACCGGGACATTCGTCGGTACTCTTCTCGGCCTTGCCGCTGGTACAGGCGCTGTAGCCGTTCAGGGCGCTGCATCTGTCGTTCTGGCAGCAGAGACACAGGTCGAAGCGATCACCGCTCTCCGCGCTCTGGTGAACGTCAAAGGCGTTGTGTTCATCGATGCCGCTATTGATGCCGACCGTAAATTATTGGCCGAATATGCGCAGGCGAACAGTGTTCTGATCTATGACGTGTTCAATGATCCCGATAACCTGCTGGTCGATCCGTTGAATGTGGTATGGGATATCAAACTTTCCAGCCTGACTAACTACCGCATGTTGTTCAGTTTGGCAAATAACCGCCGTTTGGCTACTTCCTATATGGCCCGCGCCCATGTGGTCAATTTCAGCGCCGAGAATTCCGCGCTGACAATGCACCTCAAGACCCTGAGTGTTGCCGCTGAGGATTACAACGAAACGCAGATCGCAGCGGCTAAGGCGGTCGGATTGGACATCTATACCACGATTAAACAGACCCCTGTCGTATTGACCAGCGGTGCAAATGACTTCGTTGACAACCGTTACAATCTGATCGCGTTCATCGATGCGGTTCAAACGGATATGTACAACTTGCTCAAGTTGACCAGTGTCAAGATCCCGCAGACAAAACGCGGCGTGAATCAGCTCATCGATCAGGGCGAGAAAACCACCCGTGGTTTCGTCCGTGCCGGTGTGTTCGCACCGGGTACATGGTCAAGCCCGGATTATTTCGGAGACCGTGACACGTTTGACCGTAACATCGAAGAAAATGGTTTTTACTGGCTTGCCGGTGAATTGGCGGATCAGTCGCAGGCAGACCGTGCCGCCCGTAAATCACCGGTCTTGCAAGCCGCTGTGAAAAACGCCGGGGCGATCCACTCGGTCGACATCATCATCAATTTCAACGTGTAACAGGAGCGTGCAACCATGGCAGTTATCACAATGGCGGCAAATAGCACTTCATTGGTGCTAAACGGTTTCGCAATCGTGGATTTTGCAGAGGGTGATTATGTTGAGTTGAACCCGGCGAATCCGCTCACCAGCCACGTCAACGGCTCGAACGGTGCGGTGAACATCAACAGCCGAAACGATGGCGGGGTCCATGATCTCGTCATCCGTGTGCAGAAATTCAGCGGGTCCGATGTGTTCCTGAACAGCGCGATCAATCAGGCTGAGCCGGTTGTGTTCAACGGTTCGGTGAAAGAGGATTTTAACCGCGATGGTACAGCCGGTGCAGAATCGTATATCCTGGAAAATGGATCGATTACGACCCGCCCGTCGAACCTGAAAAACAACACGGACGGCAATGGCCTGATGGAATACACCATCCGCTTCCGTAACGCCACCCGGAACATCTGACCATGAGTGACGCAGAGAAAGCCCAAGCGATGATCAAGGCCGTCTATGATGATGGCGAGATGGAGATCAATGGGCGACAGTACCGATTCACATCGATGCAGCACAAACAGCGCCGCCGTGTGTTTGCGTACTACACCCATGTAATGGGACAGGTGCAGGGTAACGATTTCTCGTTCCTGGATTCGCCAGAATTCGAGAAAGTGGAACAGGTGATCGACAATGCGATCACCTACAATGGTTCGTTGCTTTCGCGCATCGGTGATGCCCATTGGGACAAATACCCGGATGATTATTTGCAATACGTGACCGTGGCGATGGGGGTTATCAGCTACCCTTTTTTGTCCGCAAGCCATACCGCCTAAAGGTTTTCGTAAAACCGGAAGGCGGGGACTATGTAGCGTTTACCAATGTCACGGATGACGACGCAACATTGTTTCATCTGGCAAAGGCGGGGTATGGTTCGATCCGGGAACTGGAAGCGATGGATACACCGGAATTCTTCGATCTGGTAGAATTTGAACAGATCCAACGGCAGATCGAGCTATACCACGTTCAACAGTCGAGAGCGAAATAATGGCCGCAGTGGTTCAAGAATTGGTAACAAAATTCTCGTTTGTGGGGAACCTGAAACCACAGCAGGATTTCAACGCCAATCTGACATCATCGATCAAGTTCCTGGGTGGGGCGATCACCGCGCTACATGCCGCCGCTGGTGCGTTCGCCTATTGGGCGGATGGTGTCTTGACCGGTGTGGATTCCCTGGGGGCACTGAGCAAACAGACCAAGATTGCCGCCGCCACAATCCAGGAATTGAACTATGCTGCCGAACAATCCCAATCGACCAGCGGCGCGATGGAATCCACGCTGCAAAGCCTGACCAAGACCATCGGCACCGCTGCGCTCAAGGGGTCGGAAGATTTCGCCCGACTAGGTATATCGGTTCGTGGGGCAGGTGGTCAGATCAAGACAGCCGATCAAGTGTTGGACGATGTGCGCAAACGGTTCGTGTCGCTGGGCCTGTCCATGGCCGAACAGGAACATTTCGCCAGCGCGTTAGGTATCGATTCTAGCCTGTTGCAGTTGCTCAACCGTACCGATGCCGAGATGGGGTCATTGCGCAACACTGCCCGCGGGATGGGTACCGTAACCGCCGATCAGGTGGAACAGGCCGAACGGTACAAGAAAGCGATGGCGGGCACCCGGTTCGCATTGATGGCGGTCCGTCAGTCCATCGCCGTGGGCGTTGCGCCCGAGCTTACCCGGCTTGCCGAGGGGTTCATTCGGTTGGTCAAGGATAATAAGGATTGGGTGATCAACGGCGTCCAGTTTGCGGTCAAGTGGATCGGGTATTTCCTTGAAGCGTTCAATCGACTGTTGCCGGTGATCGGGTTGATCGCTGCCGGGTTGGTCATTGCGAAGATCGCCGCGTTGGGATTCGCTGGTGTGATGGGGATCGTTCTCTCCCCTGTTGTTGTGATCACCGCCGCAATCGTGGCGCTATTTGTCATCATTGACGATCTGATCGTGGCGTTCCAGGGTGGGCAATCGGTGATCGCTGACTTCTTCCAAGAGTTTTTAGGTATTGACATTGTAGCGGTGTTGAAGGGTCAATTTGAGTGGTTGATGGGCTGGATCAATAAAGCCATCGATGGCTGGAAAATATTGATAGGCTTAGCAACAGGTCACGATCTTGATGAAATACTTGGTTCGGCCACCACGATCCCAGCGGGCACCGCAGCAGCCGGGGCAGGTGCCACAATGGACAACCGGCAAGTAAATCAACAGGTGCAAATTCAGATCGCAACAGCCGACCCACAAGCAGCCGGGAAAGCTGTGCAGGATGGGCTACAGCGCCAGCTTGAAGCGGCCAATGCTCAACTTGGGACAGGTGGTCGATGATGGCGCGTGTAGCGGATTTCCTGACACGCTTCAGACCGGCACCCGCCGACCGTGTGGAATTCGGGATCGGTGGATTCACGGCGTTTGCCCGTGTGCGAGATAGCTATAAACTCGCCGCCGAATCCCCGGTGATCCCGGTGGAGAATGGTTCATTCGTCAACGATCACGTCATCCGCAAACCGATCACCCTAAGTATTGAGGGGGATGTGTCAGATGTGCATATTCGGCGCGATCCGGCTGTGCAGCAACAGATCCGCGATCTTGCGGAAGTCGGAAACCTGACCGCCCAATTCGCGCCGTCGCGCACACAGGCACAATTGAGCAAGATCGCCGCGATTGCCAATGATATCGATGATGCAATCGCCAAGGTGGATTCCATCCTGGC